GGGAAGTCTGGCGACTGGGGCCAGTTGCGAAGGTCCACGCGGTACTGCCGCCACTGCACAGGCGTGCTCACAAAAGCAGGGTCACCGTCCTCAGCTTTCAGCAGTTCCACGTCCGCAACTGTCAGCTCATGATCACGCCACGAACGCTCAGCATGTTCAGCATGGACAGCGATTGCAGGGCTTACTGGCAGGGCACCAACATCGACGCTGTATTCCTCAATATAATTGAATACCGCTACAGTGGCCGGGGCGTCATCACCTGGAACTGCCGTAAATGGAATCCAACCGTACACTTCGTGAAGAACTTCACAGTCAACAGCCCCATCCTTTAACTGCTTCAGGTTTTTAACTTCGTAAACCCACGGTGCAGGTGGCTCAGGGGGCGGTGGTATTTCCGGTGGAACAAACTCAGGAATAACGTGTGGTTCAATAACTTCGCCAAGCATTAGGCGACCCTCTTACAAATAGTTGTTGAAAAGACATTCCCCGCAGAACTATTTGAAACGCCCCCGCATACCATCCAAGTGCCGCCGGGAGCCCCATAGTTCTCGCCACCCGCGTTTGACCAACCCAGATAACCCCCTTCCACTAATGTTCCCGGTGGTATTGCGCCCGTGTTTATATTCTTAACAACAATAAACATCCCATAGGTGCCCACGCCGCCGATCGGTTGCGCAGCTATTTGGGACATCAAATTCCAATAGGCGATATAGTTGGCGGCGATCCAGCTACTTAAATAGCCGCCCCAAATTGGCCCGTAACTGTTGCCATCAGTGCCAAACATGGCAACACCGGAGCCGGAATAACAACCGCCACCTGCGTAAAGTCCTGCGTTCGCTGTAATGTTGCCGTAGGACAACATGCCCGCCGCGTAAGCCGTACCTCCGATAGATATGTCAGTGCCAACGTTTGCCGTGTTCAAGAGATTGGCGTGACCAGAAACCTGTATGCCATCGACGAAAGCTGGGGCACTCAGTGCTGCGTACAAGGCCGGGTCAAAATTTGATGTATCCCAGACGGTTTCCCATTCGTCCCAAACACCGGCAATTAAGGCCCGGCGGTATAGGGTCTGGTCGTTAAACCCATATAGCTCCTGAAAGGCGTATTGCCCCGGTGTAATAACCGAGACGCGAACCCAACCCTCATAGAGCTCACCATCTGGTCCACCCGTGCAATCAGTGACGTAATACAGGGCCGTTGCGGTGTTCAGGCCACCGATATCAGCATCACTGACGATATAGGCAATCCCGCCCCAGCCGAACGCTCCGACCTTCATCAGCGCATCGGGCGTTTCATCGTGTAGATCGGATTGAGCATCCAGGTACGCCGCGGTTCCTAGCCCCAGGTCATCACCTGTCAGCTGATCACCGCCTGTCACCAAACCTTGGGCATTCACGCTGACGGTGGAATAGGTGCCCGCGGCAACGCCGCTGTCGGCCAAAGTGATCGCTATGTCAGCGTTGGCGGTACCATCAAACGACACGCTGCCGCTAGCCGCCCCGGATACGCTCAGCGTGCGCGCTGTTTCCAGTTGGGTGGCCGCCACCGCGGTTCCGTCGACGGGCAAAGCGTCGGTGATGCCGTAGCCAGCCAGAGTGGTCGGGTTGGTACCGGCGACCACCCGCCCAAGGGCATCGACGGTGACACTGCGAAAGGTGCCTACGCCTGCCCCACTGCCACCCGCGATCATGTCGAACTGCAAACTGGTGGTACCGAGGTTGATCGGCGCGTCGGTGACCAACTGCCAGAGGCTGTCGCCATTGACCGTGCCCTGCTCCACATGGATGAACAACCCCGGGGTCACTTCCGGACTGTTGTCAGCATCAGCGGCCCGCGTCCAGCTGTCGGCGCTGGCGACATAGATCCCGTTGTCCTGTGCCAGCGCCTGAGCGGTGACCAGCACTCGGTCACCGGTGGCCACAGCCACGTTATCGACCGTCTGCAGATTGCTGAGGGTAATGGCGGCGGTCGCCGCCACCCGCGCGGATTGTTTGTGATCCAGCTTGGCCAGTTCCTCCTGAATCTTGAGGTCCACGTATTCACGCGTGGCCAGCACGACGGCGGGGTCAATCTTCAGCACGATGTTCGCCGAGCTGCTGACGATGAAATTCATCCGCACGACCTGAGTCTTGCCGCTGCCCTGGTCGAGCAACGGTTTATAGCTCGGCGCACAGTTGGCCACCGCCACCAGATCGCCGTCGACGTCGTACAGACCGATCTCGCGAATCCACTCGCCGCCGACTTCCGGTGGAATAATTTGCTCGGTGATCACGGTGTTGGGGTTGGCCGGATCGACGCGGATCTGATTGATCGGCGCCCGGCGCCATTCGTTGATCAACTGGGTTTGCAGGCGGTCGGGAATCGGGTCGGTGCCGTTGGCATCGCCCAGACCCATCTCGGTAAACATCCAGTCCTGGCCCATGGCGATGGCATTGGCGTGCTTGGCTTCGCCCACGGCGGTGAGGATGGCAAAAAACTGACTGGTCTTATCAATCATAGGGATAAACGTCCAAGGTATCGGTTTCATCGACGCAGAGCGCCGGGCCAAAAGTGCCGGTCACGTCGATGTCTTTCGGGGCCGGCGGGTACACGTCGATCTCTTCGCCCTCTTGCACGCACACGGCGATGCCCAGCACCCCCTCGGTCTGAAGACTGAGCGCCAGGTTGGTCATGTGCCGGCTAACCGGGCGGGCGTCGTCGATCAACCACGCCAGTTCCTCGTACAGTTCCTCGGTGATGCCCGAGTCATTCAGCCCGACCTCCAGGGCGAAGGTGCCGGGCACGCCTTCCGGCACGGTGTCGAACCACTCGACCACGTCGATCAGGTAGCCCAAAGGCTCGACCACCCGGCGCAGCGCACCGATGGTGCCTTTGCGCGCATGCACGTCATACGCCGAACGGATCGCCGTGCGCTTGGCCTCCTGGGTCCAGTTGTTGTTCCAACGGTCCACCGACCAGGACCAGCCCAGATAAGGCAGCAAGTGCTCAGGACAGGTGTCGGCGTCGTACAAACTGCGCAGCGGAATCAGTGTGTTTTCGTAGTTGGCCGCTTCCACGGCCAGTTCCAGCGGCGTGCTGTTGAGCGGTAACTGACTGCTCATGTCAGGCCCCCAGCGTCACGCTGTAGCCGGTGCAATACGCCGCCTCAGCCTTGCTGGGTTTGAGATCGGTCCAGCCCAGCAGCTCGACCCGGGCGATGCCGGGGATGTGTAACTGCGCATCGATCCCCGAGCGCGCCACTTCCAGACCCAGGCGGCGACGCGGGTTGATCCACTCACTCAGGCGTTTCTGGCTTTCGGCCAGGTAGGCTTCGTTTTCCGGCCCTGGGGCCTGCGGATACAACACCGCCTCGATGCGGTAGTCGATCACCGCCGCGCTCTGCACCGTGAGCCGATCGGCCACTGGCCGCACCTCTTCGTCATTCAGGTGCAATCGAACCTGCTCGAGCAACTCCGGCGAAGCGGCGCCGCTGCCTTCGAGGCTGAGCACGGTGACCACCACCACGGCCGGCGATGGGCTTTCCGCCGTGGCATCGGCGACCAGCCCGGAAGCGTTGCGCGCATGCAGAATGTAGCTATTACGCGGCCCGGCCGTGGTCAGCCCTTCATACGACAACTGCACCCGCTCGCGCAGGGCATCGTCCTCTTCGAGCACCTGCGGCGTCGGCGGCACCATACCCGGATCTCCCGCCTGTATCACCAGACGCTGCAGGTTGACGTTGGCCGCCAGGTGATCGAGGTCGGCCCGCTCGGCATGGGCCAACAGCAAAGCCTTGCCCGCGTCGTTGACTCGCGCCCGGTTCTGCAAGGCGCCATACGCGGCCTGCTCGATCAGCTTGAGCACCGGATCGCTTTCCAGCTCGGCGCTCCAGTTGTCGCCCATGCTCAGGCGGAAGGCTTCGAGTTTCTCCTGGTAGACCGCCTCAAAGTCGAGGTCCTCCAGCACTTGCGGCGGCGGCAAGGCCGCCAGTTCCATGGTCATGCGGACACCTCCAAAGTCACGTCGCTGCCGAGGTACTGCCCGGTCAGCTCAAAGGTGATTCGCCCGTCGAGAATGGCGACCGCGCGCACCCGCCCCAGTTTCAAGCGCGGCTCCCAACGCCCGAGCGTGCTGGCCACCTCCGCCTGCACGGCACTTTTCCAGCCGTCATTCACCGGCAAGTCGACAAAGCGCCGCAGCTTGCTGCCGTACTCCGGGCGCATGCGGCGGCTGCCCAAGGGCGTGGACAAGATGTCCTCGATGGACTGGCGCAGGTGATCGAGGCCGGAAATGAGTTGGCCGGTGTGGCGGTCCAGTCCGATCATCCCGATCATTCGATCAGCCCTCGACCGGAACAAAATCCTTGCGACCGTGCAAATACTCGATCGCCACCGTGTCATCCGAGGCCACCGCAACCTGACCCTTTTCCACTTTCAAGGTGCGCTCGGCGTCCAGCAGGATCAGCACCCGCGAGGTGAACAGCGTGTCACGAAAGAAGCTCAGCGTGGCCGGCGCGGGTGCCTCACTGGCCGCTGATACGTCCTTGGTTTTGCTTGTCATGGGCATTACTCCAGGTATAAAAAAACCCGCACACGGCGGACTGAATGTTTAGGCCATCAAATTAATGTGAGTGGTGGTTGCTGTTACCGCCGGCATCCATGATCGTGCCGGCACCGGTGATGTCGCCGGACACGCTCAGCGAACCGTCGATGCTCACCTCACCCGCCAAGGAAATCTGGCCTGCCGTCACCCGGACATGTGCCGGCGTCACTTCAAATTGCGAACCACCGACAGTGATGGTCGCGCTGCTGCCGGCGGGTAACGCGATGCTGTAGCTGCCGGCTTGCCAGTCGTAGACCAGTGACCCGCCATCGTCGAAATACCAAGCCTCGACATGATCGCGGTTGTCCGGCGGTACCCCAGCGTTGCCGTACAGCCCCGGGATAAAGGTGCCCATGGCCGGATCACCGCTCGGGCTGAACAGCGCGCCCTGCTCATTCAGGCTCGGCGCGCGCCAATGACGGGCCTTGCCCGCCGCCAGACTGTGCCAACGCACCCAGGCACTGACCCAAGTACCGGCCTTGACCCGCACTCTCCCGGCCATTAGATCGACACCGACCACCACGCAGGGCATCAGCATGGCGGCGATTATCCGGTCGTGTTCGGCGCTGGCGTATCCCATGCCAGATCCTCCGGCTGAAAGTAGTGATCTTCATTGCCGGTACCGGTGCAGCCGTCGACATTCAAGTACAG